TACCGAGAAAAAAATAAAGAACGGATCAAAGAATACAATAAAGAATGGTATGAAAAACACAAAGAACAACAAAAAGAATACTATGAAAAAAACAAAGAACAAATCATAAAACAACAGAAAGAATACCGTGAAAAAAACAAAGAACAAATTAAAGAACGAAAGAAAGAATGGTATGAAAAAAACAGAGAACGAATCTTAAAACGACAAAAAGAATGGTATGAAAAAAACAAAGAACAAATTAAAGAACGAAACAAAGAATACAATAAAGAATACTATGAAAAAAACAAAGAACGAGTTAAAGAACAAAGCAAAGAATATTATGCACAACAACCTGCTGCGGTCTACAAGATAACAAACATAAAAACAGGAACAATTTATATTGGCCAATCGACCGCATACAAGCATCGATGGAGTGTTCATAGATATGAATTGCGACACAACAAGCACTCAAGCCTACAACTCCAAGAAGATTGCGACACATATGGAGAGGAAGCATTTATTTTTGAGGTGATCGAAGAATTACCTTGCGACACAGAACAGGATGTGTTACTAAAGAAAGAGAGCGAACAAATTAAGAAACACTTAAACGAAGGCAAGGAACTTTACAACAAAGAAGGAGTATAAATGGATAAAGACAAAGAGTATCTTCAAATCAACTGGTTAAGGTTAAAGAAGATCAAGAGAGATATAATAATGATGACAATGGCGACGCTCAAGGGTGAAGACCATTATGAGATTTTAAAGGACGCTCTGCATCCTATAAACAGAGCATTAACTATTATGGAAAGACTTATCAATAAGGAGGACTAATGTCCGATATTATATACAAAAGGAGGATACATGTATAAAATAGCACACATAGCAGACACGAGTTAGTCACTTTGCGGACACCAAACTAGTTATAATACAACAAAGGAGTTATTATGATTATTTATTGCGTTTTATTTCCCAATGGGAAGAGGTATGTTGGAAAAACGGAGTGCTCTCTTAACAAAAGAAAGAAAGAGCACAAACATCGAGCAAAGACAACAACCACTCATCTATATAATGCCATTAGAAAGCATGGTTGGGAAAACTTAGATTGGATCATTCTGGAGGAATGCTCTGATGCGGTTGTTCTCTCTGAGAAAGAAAAGATTTGGATTAAGAAATTTGATTGCCTTAACAGAAACAAGGGCTATAATTTGAGAGAAGGTGGCGATGGAGGAAAACACTCAGAAGAAACCAAACAAAAGATTAGCAAATCCAATACAGGAGAAAACAATGGGATGTACGGCAGGAGTTCTTGGAATAAAGGTATGAAGATGTCCGCAGAGTACAGGAAGAAACTGTCAGAAGCACACAAAGGACAAATTGCTTGGAACAAAGGAATGAAAGGGCAGTATACAATGCCACCTTGCACAGAAGAAGCCAAGCAAAGAATAGGTAAAGCAAACAAGGGAGAGGCCAACGGAAATGTAAAATTGAATTGGGAAAAGGTAAGAGCCATTAGAAAAGAATACTCAGAGGGAGGCACTCTTCAAAGGGAACTAGCAGAGAAATATAACATTAGTAGATGTCACATCAGTGATATTATTAATAATAAAGTTTGGAAAGAGACTTGACAAATAAATTAAAACAGGTTAAATTAAATTATCATTGGAGGAAAAATGACAAAAAACAAAACCTACCGCATCTGCCATTTGGCCGATACTCACATCCGAAATTTAAAGTATCACGACGAATATCGTATAGCATTTCGTGATCTTTATGAGAAATTGGTAAATGATTCACCGGACTGCATTGTTCATTGTGGTGATCTTGCACATACCAAAACCCAACTCAGCCCTGAATACTTTCAATTATGTGCTGAGTTTTTATCATCATTAGCAAACATTGCACCAACCTATGTAATTCTTGGTAATCACGATGGTAATTTAAAGAACGACAGCAGACAAGATGCAATTACACCAATTGTTAATGCGTTAAAACATCCACGCTTACACTTGTTAAAAGATAGTGGCGAAGTTCATATTGATGATGGATTGGCTTTAAACATTCTTTCCATCTTTGATCGAGACAATTGGCTTAAGCCAACAGATAGAAACAAAATTAACATCGCCCTATACCACGGGGCGATCGCTGGTTCTATGACTGGTTCTGACTGGGCAATGGACCAAGGTGATGATGAAGTAACAATCTTTAATGATCATGATTTTGCAATGCTTGGAGACATACATAGACAACAACAATTAGATCCGGAAGGGCGTGTGTGGTATTGTGGTTCAACCACTCAACAAAAATTTAGTGAATCTGCATTAAAGGGCTACCTTCTATGGGAGATCAGTAACAAAAATAACTTTAATGTTTTAAAAAGACATCTTTTTAATCCAAGACCTTTTATAACTGTAAGGCTGACAAAAGAAGGCAAGCTACCAGATATGCACGTTCCAAAGAATTCTAGACTGAGAATTGTGTCAAAGACTAATTTACCATCAAATAAAATTAGAAAAGCCAAATCAATCGCAGAAGTAAAATGGAGTCCATATTCTGTTATTGTTTTAAATGGCAAAGAATCCTCAAATATGCACGATGAAGGAAATTATGGCAATTCTATATTAACTGAGAACCTTCGTGACATCAGTGTGCAAGAAAAGTATATTAATAACTATTTATCCGACATGGAGCTTGAACCCGATGTAATTGAGAAGGTTTTAGAGCACAATAAGAAATACAATACTTTAGCAGAGCAAGGGGAGGAAGTTAGTAGAAATGTTATATGGAAAATTAGGAAAGCGGAGTGGGGTAACCTATTCAACTACGGTGAAAAGAATCAAATCGACTTTTCAAAGCTCAATGGGCTTGTTGGGATCTTTGGTCGTAATTATTCCGGCAAATCAAGCATCATCGACAGCATTCTATTCACGCTGTTTAATGCAACCTCGAAGGGTGAGCGAAAGAACGTCCATGTCATAAATCAAAATAAATCCAAAGCTATTGGTAAGGTTGAGATTGATATTGGTGACAAAAGATACAAAATTTGTCGTAATCTAGAAAAGTACACAAAAAGATATAAAGGCAAAGAAACAAAGGAAGCAAAGGTCGATTTGGACTTTCATCTAATATCAGAAGACGAAAGTATGAATGGAACAACTCGTAATGAGACCGATGCCAATATAAGAAAGCGATTTGGAACTATGGAAGACTTTCTTCTTACCTCTATGTCTTCTCAATTAGATTCTTTATCCTTTGTGAAGGAAGGGTCAACTAAAAGAAAAGAGATACTTGCAAAGTTTCTTGATTTGCAGATTTTTGATAAAAAATTCAAATTAGCTAAAAAAGATGCTGCTGAGTTGCGTGGTGTTGTTAAGAGGTTACAAGACAAGCAGTGGGATAAAGAAATCCAAAAGAATATTGAAATTCTGGAAGAGATAGAAGTAGACCTACAAAGCCAGCAAAGTAAATGTGAAAAAATCAATGAAGACAAAGATAGACTACAATTGGAACTTGATGCCATCCGAGCACAAATTGACAGTATTCCAACAGAGTCAATAGACATTGATAAAATAATCAATGAAATTGCACAAACTCAGAAGAGAAAACAGTATCTTAAAGATAAAACACAAGATTTTAACTTCAAAGTGTGGGAATTGGAAGAGAGTTTAGATTCTAAGGTCAAAGAATTTGATGCAATCAACATTGGCGAGTTAAGGCTGAAAAAGGCGTCAGCAGATGCCATTCAATATAAGATAGATGGGTCTCGTAAGGCGCTTGATAATTGGATCTCTCAAGAGAAAATCGAAAGAAAAAAGATAAAAATGCTCGATAATCACAAATATGACCCAGACTGCAAGTATTGTTGTGATAATAAGTTTGTTAAGGATGCTCATAAAGCCAAACGAGCGCTTCCTGACACTGAGCACAAAATTATACATCTACAACAGTATCAAAGAGACTTGCAAGATTCTTTAAATGGTTTGGATATCGAGGTAGTTGATCGACAAATCGATCTGCATGTTCGCTTACAAGAGGAAATACACAGAGCCAAGAGAACCATTGAGATGCATAAAATTTCAATTGAGAGTAATAAATCTAAGATTAATTTACTACAGAAAGAGTATGGAGATTTGTGTGAGAAAAGGCATCTTTACGAAGAGAACAAGGAAGCTATTGAAAATTTGGAAACTCTAAGCAGAGAGAGATCTGCTTTAGTAAGAGTTGTTTTAAATAAAGGCAATACATTCAAAAAGTGCAAAGACCGCATAACAAAGATTCTTGTCGAGCAAGGCTCAACCCAAGTAACCCTTAGCTCCTTGCAAGAAAGCCGCAAGGAGCTTGAAGATGTAGAGAAAGAGTGGGTAGCTTATGATCTCTTTTTGCAATGTATGCACCCAAATGGTATACCATATCAAATAATTAAGCAAAAGTTGCCTCTATTAAATGAAGAAATTGCTAAAATTCTTAGTAATATAGTTGAATTTGAGGTGTTTTTTGAGAGCAATGATGCCAAACTTGACATTTTAATTAAACATCCGTTTTATGATTCACGGCCATTATCAATGGGCTCCGGAGCCGAGAAGACGATAGCTTCCATGGCCATACGTTTGGCTTTAATCTCAATAACAAATTTGCCAAAGAGCGAACTATTTATACTTGACGAACCAGCAACCGCTTTGGATCAAGAACATATGGAAGGTTTTACAAGATTGTTAAGATTGATTAAGAACCAATTCAAAACAGTGATTTTAATCTCCCATCTTGACTCCTTAAAAGATGTTGTTGATATGACAATTGATATAAA